AAGGTATCGTAGCGTTTGTACTTGATAAATTCGGATTTGATAACGCCGCAGAATTCTTAAGGAGCTTTTCATTCTCTGAGATTATTGCTGACATTGTTGCGGCACCATTTAATGTTTTGAAATCAGCGGTTAATTTTCTTAAAGAGCAATTTGGCTTTGACGGCGAAGGTATGCCGTCGATACTGGATATTCTTTCGGGTCTTTATACACTACCATACGACCTCGTAAGATCCATTGTAGGCTGGATTGCCGGTAAATTAGGATTTGACAAGGCTGAGGAATTCCTAAGTTCATTCAGCTTTAGTGATATACTAAAAGCAATCGTGATGGCTCCATTCAATCTGCTGGTCAAGGCAAAAGACTGGATCGTTGATAAGCTCAGTTCGGTCGGTGACTTCTTTGGCAATATGGCAGATACCGCAGGTAATTTCATACGTGATCTACTAAGAGGTATACTTCCTGATCCAAGTGTCGACAGAGGGTTCATAAAGAATCTGGCTGTGAAGGCAATACCTAACGATCTATACAGACTCGCCGGTATTAATCCTGAAACGGGTGAGGTAACCGCTGGTTCGGAATCTGAAGGACAGCTTGCTGGTCTTGACGAGGGCGGTGGTCAAAGTGACGAAGATAAGTATGGCGGTGATCCAGCAATACAAGCTCGCGTTGCAAGGGCTCAGGCAAGAGCCGATGCGATGCGAGCAGGGGCCAAAGAGCAAGGCAACTATGTTGAGCGCGGTTCAAATCCTGCACAGGTACAGTCAGGTGATGAACTTCAGATGGCAAATGCCGAACAGCGAAATGCAGAACTTGAGCAACGAGTAGCAGCACGTGCTGGTGGCCAAGGTTCTGGTAGTAATGTCACTGTTGCCAGTAATGTAACTAATAACTCGAACACGACACTTCAGAATCGTCCGTCGGCATCGGGATTTCCTGATAACCTGTCAGATTCAATGATGCAAGCGGGCTTCGTCCCAGGCAGACTATAAAAAAACCCCTCCATTGCGGAGGGGTGTGTAACCTTATTATTATATTATGGTTATTGTATCGGCGGGATGGTTAGTCCTGTGCTGCCAACTTCTGGAAATAACTCAGAGTATCATCCTCGTCATCATCACTTCCGCCGGTCGTAGCCGGTGTCTCTGCAGCGTTCGGAGTCGGAGCGGGTGTTTCCCTTGGTGTCGGAGCCTCGGCAGTCTCGTCAAGCGATACTGATTCAGCGGTCGACACAGGACCAAGAGCATCGTCCTCACCAAGGACACGAACCAGTCGTGCCTTCAGTTCGTCGTACTGCTTGAATTCCTTCGGGTCAATAAAGCCCTGGAGAGAATGCATCCGATTGTAGACACCTTCTAGCTCGTCGTCGTCACCATTCAGAAGAGGGCTCTGGCTGGCAAACTCAGACTTGTCGTAGTTACGGTACCCTTCGACCTGACGAATCTTGAGCTTGAAGTCCGCACCTTCCCAGAAGTCGAACGGATCGACTGGCTCTTCGTCCTGAAAATCAGGCTGCATGATATCCATGACCTTATCAAAGATCTTTTTACCATACTGGTAAAGGAATACCTTGCCTTCATTGTCAGGGTTACCCGGATCGGAGACCACATAGATGTTTGACACATAGTGGAGCCGACGCTTCCGCGACCGAACAATCTCCTTGTCCTCTTCGCGACCAGAGTTCCACAGCCGAGAGTTCATCTCTGACACTGGATCATTCTGACCGATAGAGGTAAGTGACCGCTCGATGTACCACATGCCCGTAGGACCCTTGAAACCATGGTCCCAATAACGAACCCAAGGAAGGTCCTCACCTTCAGGAGCAGGAAGGAATCGAATCACCGCGTAGCCATTACCAGACTTGTCAACCGTAGGTTTCCACATCCGGTCATCACCAAATGATTTCTGATTGCCGCCAGAGTTGAGTTTCTCTGCTTCGGCAACCAGCTTGCTGATGTTGTTACCACGCTTCTTTTTAAGATCGGAAAATGCCATATTTGTATTACCTTTGTATTACTGTAGTATTTGTTGAATTATCCAAAACAACATGATGATTATATCACAATGAGTTCATGATGTAAATATCCGAAGTATGATGTTCCTCACCTTTTCTTCGTTAAAGGAAAGAAATGTACCATACTTGCGAATTCGTCTTGAAACATCGGGCCAAACAATTGTGTCGTTCACATTCTTGTCAGCCTGTTTCATAAATCCTGTTATCTGATTCAGAATTACAACCGTTTCAAGAGTAATATCGTCCTGCAGATATGCATTCACCACTAACGGATAGGGTGAATCGGACGTAATCTCGAACAGCTGGTCAAACGAATCAGCTTTTTCTGTCAATTTATTTATATCATTCTCGAACGTATAGGTGAGTGCCTGAACCTTTTTTGACCATTGAGTAAACTGCTCCTCGTCATTGAGCATATTACCAACCCAGGTCGTGTCACCTTTCGTGAACTGAGATACAAAGAACTGAATTAGCTCTTTTGGTGTATCAAACTTGCGTCCTAATTTGGCAAAGTGATACTTGTCGCGCCGCTTGAAAAATGACTGCGGCTTCGCTGACGTCTTGTAGTTATACTTGGTCGCATCGTACGTATCAGACTCAAAGTGTAGTTTCATTGCCATATAATATTTGTATACGTCGTACGGTTCCATTGTCATATCGGCAGCTGGTTACCTCCACCCTTCACGAGATTTGCTCTCATGGCTTCTGCTTCAATCTTCTGTTTAATGGCTGGAGCAAGTAGTTTTGATACATCAAGAGGATCAATCGCGCGCTCCTCACATAGGAATAATACCGCATCCATATACGACGAATCAGGGTACTCCTTCACATGCTCTTCGACCATTTTTGAAAACCGCTTTTTAGTGAGAACAAAGTCCTCTGGATTATATTCAGGAATTTCTTCTGACATTCAGTCCCACCTATAGAATATGTGATCGTCTATCGTGACGGTATGCGTTTTGGTCACCATCCAATTAGGCGACACTGATGTTGCGTGATAATGTGTTGCACCTTCGACTATATTATAGCCTACGTCATGTAGGTAATACGCATGAGCTGCGTTCTGTTTAGCCTGATGCCACGCTAGGTCGTCCTTTGGTGTATCAGACTTGCCGTCACAGTACCAAGAGAATTGGCACTTTCCTAATTGGATCGGCGCGTCAGGTGGATCATAGAACCGCTGCTGATAAACCACATCACAGATTGTATCAGGATACCGATGGTCCTCGACACGATTCAGTACCACCTGCGACACTGAAACCATACCAAGGTGTGACTGATCACGGGCTTCGTGATAAGCATTCAGAGCAAGGCAGTCAAATTCGGCTGCCGGTATCTCCGACATAGTAAAGCTCATGGCCAGAGCCGCAAGTGATTCATTCAGCATGTGCTATCTAATCTCCATCTAGTTTCGGTGAAATCCATAATCTGTCCAAAACAAAGAACCATACTGCATTGATCAGAGGCTCTACTATGGCGCTCGTAAGAGCTTCGGTCACCGATGCCCCGGTAAACGCCATAATACAGCCGACTGCAATAATCATATGACCTATTGTATAGATGAAGGTTCTGGATAACGATCCCTTGAGTGCTTTATACGACTTATCAATTTCTGGCATGAAGTCTCCTTATTTGTTTTCTACACGAAGTAGAATTGTGTCACCATTGATCCGACCGGTCGGTTCTGTAGTCTTAGTAGTCAGTTTATTCCACTCCTTGTCTATCTGGTTCGGTGTCTTTTTCAGGACGATCGGCAGGAAATCATCAGGCTTACGAAGCCTTGTTTTCCGCGACTTGTCCTCATCAAAATTCTGGATCGTCGTTCCCTTGATTTCGAAACCATTCGTCGAGGTCGTGAAGTACTCCGCAAGCTCACGTGTCTTGACATTAAACGTATACAGGCGGTAGGTACCAGGGACAGAAATGGGATCGACGGAGACGAGCTTATAGTCGTTGTCATCCTTGAGGAATTTAAGTGCCTTTACCTGCTTGTCCGCAGTACGAACCTTTGGTGTCCGCTTTTTACGTGTTGCCTTCGATGCTGCCTGAATCTTGTCAAGGTCTCCAAGCATACGAACGGTAACATCAAGCCGCCGTTTAAGTTCCTT